CTACCGTTTAACCGTGGTGCCCTGTCGTCGGGTGTGGTCATGGTTCCCCTTTATCTAGTGTCCCCTGCCCCGCGGCCTCTGCCGTTTTCCCACGCCCCGACCCGTTAGCGCATGACTACGGCCCACCCGACCAGTGGCCGAGCGGGTGTAGCGACCGCCTACCTAACCTGTGCACGGGTGTGGGTGGGCGTACCTAGCCACGTCTAGGTTGAACGGGTCTACGTGGGCCAGTCGGTTTAGCGCGGACTGTGCGAGAGCGCGGGGGAGTGGAGGGTTAGCCGATGGTTTCGTCCCCGGGTTCGGGTTCGGGGTCGGGCATGATGCCTAGACATGGGAGACACGGCACGGGGTGGGGTGTGTCGTGTGGGTAGTTGTCCTGGTCGCAGTGTTCACAACACGGGTACGTGGCGGGTTCAATGCTCATGCGGTGTTCCGTTTCTGTAGGGGTGCCACCCCCACGGGCACCAACGGGGGTGTGGTGTCCGTGGGAGTGGCGGCCTGTTGGGTTAGCCGGTAGACGGCTAGGTAATGGCGGTAGAGGGCGGCGGGGTTATTAGCGGCCGCGAGCATGAACCGGCGGGTGGATAGTTGCGCGGGCCGGTTCATGTCTGGGGCCATCCGCACGGTCCGATGGTCATCACGCGGTCAGTGCTGCACATGGGTGCGGGTTCCGCGTAGGTCGCGTTCAGTACGTGCACGGCCAGGGCCAGGGCCACGATTAGCGCGACGAGTGCGGCCCGCTCTCGGTTACTCATGTGCGCGTTCCCATACGGGGATGGGGCGGGCGTGACATTCAGGGCGCACGCTCGTCACGTAGCGGCCGGTGCCACGGATCGACCCGTTACGGCGGGCGGAACGAATGACGGCACCGAGGGCGCGAGGTTCGTGGGTGGTTAACTCCAGGCCGCCGAGATGGTGCCAGAGCTCGTCCGTGGTGAACCGGTACCCGGCGGGTAGGAGTGTGATCCAGTCCGCGGCGGCGGTCATCCAGTCTTGTGATGCGGCGTTACCCGCGTACGTGATGTGTTTGTTTTCGGGATGACATACAGCGCAGACGGCACCGGCACACCCGTGAGTGGGGGCTGGGTTAATGTCGAACAGGGTGTCAGTCATTGAGGAACCCCCCGAGAGTGCCGCCACCACCGGCCCCACCCGATAGGGGCGGTTCACCGGTGCGTTGCCACTCCATTAGGGCGTCAATGATGCGGGATGCTTCACCGCGGGTGATGTCCACGAACGTGATATCGGGGCGGCCTAAGATTTTCCCCATCATTAGGCGGCGTTTCTCAGCCGTATCTAGTCCGACATCGGCCCACAGTTTCGCCATCATGCGGCGCTGTTTGTCGGTGGGTGGGTTCGATGCTCCACCCGCGTACATGTCGGGGTGCGTGGGGATATGTTCACCGCCGATGCTGGCGGCCGCGTTAATGGTGGCGTTTTGGGTGTCGCGGCGTGCGTTCGCGGCCCGCACCTCATCCGCGGATGCAACACCCTTATGAGCGGCGATGCCCAGGGCGACAATGGCGCGCCCCCATGCGGATGTTTCGCACACCATCACCTCCGAACCGCGAGTGAATGGGGTTGAGCCGGGGATGAGTTCCCACGCGGTGCCGATACCGGGCCGCGGATCATCGGGGCCCCGGTACGCGGCGGCGCGAATCATCACCACCTGGCGGCCGTCGAGTTCCATAAACACCGGCGGTTCACTCTGTAGCGAACCGGTGGGGTACGCGGTGAGGAACGCGATAATGCGGTCCTTCACCTCTATGTAATCGTCACGGCTCATGATTCACCGCCGAGCGCATCCACCAGTGCGCGCATGATGTTATCCGTGGTGCAGCTCGCGCACGCTCCACCTGGGGGACCGTCGGGGCATGGGGCCGTTAGACATATGGCGTCGCGGATGACGCCACGCAACAGGCCGAACGGGATCAGTGCGGGCATGCTCACGCGACACCCCCGGCGATGCGTACAACGGGGGCGGCCGTGTTCAGCAGTTCAGCGCGGCGCGCTTCGATCAGGTCACCAAACGCACTGACGGCTAGGTAGTCCAGGTCCGTATGACCGATGAGGGCGTCACTGGTGGCACCGGATGTGTGTGCCCATTTGATGAGTAATGCCCACGGTGAACCATCATCGATGACCTGTTCAAACCGGATACGGGCGCGGCCCGCAGTGGGGGCCGGGGTGAATTGTACGAATGCGGCGGGGGCCGCTAGTTGTGTGGTGTTCATGCGCGGTAACCCTTTCGGGGTAACGCGCCCAATGGTCACATATTGACATAATGCAGACTTACGGCATTATCAATGTGCGATACGCTGGGCGCTCAACCAACTTTGACAGGTTGAACGCTACACCCTCACCCGTTCAGTGGGTGGGGGTGTTGCGTTTTTCCGCGTGTCGTGCATCGCGGTGGGTTACTCTCCAGGGCATCCAACTAGAGGGGGAACCGTGAGTGAACCAACATATTGTCCGGTGTGTGCAGCTCGTAAATCTGCGACCCGTGACCGGTGCAAGTCCTGCACAGATGTGATCGATGCGCGCATGGGGGCGGGGTGGAGTGAAGCGGACGCCATACGGGAGGCCGCGCAAATTGGGCGCGATCTTCGGCGGGCCACCCGGGAACGCCCCGGCGATTACGACCCGGCGCGCAAGCGTTAACCCTGTTCAGGGTCGGGGGTGAGGTGACCGAGCGCTACCACCGGTGAAGCGGTCCCCAGTACGGCGGCCGCGAGGGTGAGCCACAAGGGGGCCGTGGTCGCGGTGATGATGCCGTAAGCAATCAATAGGGGGATGGCCGCGCTAGTGATGGCGTACAACCATTGACGGTTCCGGCGTGTCCACAAACGGTTCATGATTAACCCTTCAAATGGTGTTCTATATGGTCGTTTAGGCGGGTGTGAACCGCCCCTAACTGGTCGGATAGTTGGCTTGAGTGGTCGCGCAGGTAGCGTTCAACATCGGCTAGCCGTGCATCCGTGGCCCTCAACTGGGCTTCAACACGGTTGACGGCATCGGCTAGTGACGTGCCCCCGTTCGGTTTCAATTGCGCGGTTTGTGCGACCTGGGCGCGGATGATCCACACCAAACCACCTAGAACCATCGCGCCCACTGTTAGGAGTGCTAACACCTGGTCCACGTCGGTAATGTTCACCGCGCTACGAATGGGTATCGGGCGTGCATCACGTCCCATTCCGTTTGGGTACACACATACACCGGCACCCCCGCTTTCTGTAGTAGCGCTGCACCGTCCGCGCCGGGGTCCGCGAGAGTGTTGCCCGCTAGCGTGCGCCACTTAGAGCGTGGCAAGTTAAACAGGATCATGGGGGGTTCCTCCGGTCGGGGTAGTGGTGGTTTATTACCGGTCAAGTAGGGCAGAGCCGCTGCACGCCAAAAGGGTGCGTTATACGGGGCGGGCGCATCCGTCCGGTGATCCCATCCGCACCCCACCGTGTCATTTTTCCGGCCCCGAGTGGGTAGGGGTGAGGGGATGGGGCCGCCATTGTCCGCGAGGTGGCACCCGTCACACCAGCACGTGTGCGTAATAATGCGGTCTAGGTCGCCACCGTGCATGTCCGCGACCGCCGCACCGATCCGTGCACCCGCCTCTACTTGGGCGTCAGTGAGTCCACCCGCGACCTGTCGGGCGTCATGCTCCACCCCTAGCAGGGTGACGTGCCCCGCATCGGCCCATGCCCCGGCTAGGTTCCACGGTCCACCCCGGCCCGAATGCAACGCCGAGCGGAGGGCGGCGGCATACGTGACCGCGGCCGTTTTCGATCCGCCTAGGGTGCGGACCCCTTCACCCGTGGCGGTACCGCGGGCCGTTAACAGGTTCGCGGCGGGCTTCGAATAGCCGGGGTTCAGTAACCATTCAAGTGATGGGGCACCGGTCGGGCCGGTCGCGGTAGCGGTCGCGGTGTTGTGTTGCACTACGCCGGTGGGATGCCCCGCGGTCCAGTCCGCCCCCACCTGATCCCACGCGCCGAGCGGACCGTTACACAAGACCAGGGGGACACCGTGATCTAGTAGGGCGTCACGTAGCGCGGCGGCCTGTTGCGCGGTCACTGGCCCATCCCGGTGGTGTCAAGTATCACGCTAATGATGGTGCCTAGTTCCTGGGCGTGCGCTGCGGCATCATCGAATTCTGAATCGGGTTTCCAGTCCATCGGGTCATCCGCTCGCGCTCGCGGTGCCAAATTGCATGGCAATAACGTTTACCGCGATGGTGAATGTGGCATTACCGCCCGATGCCGTATATACGCCGATGGTGGCCGATGTACTAGACACGGCGGTCACTTGCACAATTGATCCGGTGGCGGATCCGCTCGCGCTTACCTTCGTGGCGGTCACGATGGGCGCGAGGGTGAACCGGCTAGTTGGCCACGTCACCGTGGCGGTACCGGATGCGGCGGCGGTGAGGGTGACGTTCACGGTTTGCGCTGACATGGCGTAGGGGAGTCTGGAGTCCAGGGCGTCCGCTACCGCTTTAACGTCGCGGGGCACGTCGGGGGTATCCGTGCTGACGGGGTAGGGCCACCCCTTCGTTGTGGTTGCCATGTGTTTGCCTTTCTATAGGGGTGTGGTCAGGTTGGGGACGGTTTCACGGGTGACTAGGGTCATTGGTTCAGTACCGGATAGGGGGACGGTGACGGCCTGCACGATGTGCCGATGCCGCGTCTTGTCCAACAGGTCTACGGCGATGGTGTCACCGGGTACCACCCACGGGGCCGGTACAACATCAATGGTGGTAAGTGCTACACGGCCCCGGACCCGGCGGCCGAACGCGGCGGCCGCGGCGTCCGCTTCCGCTTGCGTCACCTTTTGTTGCTTCGACCACACGAACGAATGGCGGCCGTAATAGCCGGTGATGTGGGTCGGTGATCCGGTGGTGGTGTCCTCCCATGTGCCGAGCGTGATGGGGGCATCCTGTTGGCCTTGGGTGCCTTGTGCGGCGTAGGTCGCTTGTGGTCGCCATGCCGGATCCGTGAACCTAATGGCGATCCGGTTAGGGCCCCAACGGAGGCGGGTACGGTAGCCGACTAGCGTTCCGCGTGATCCGAACGTGAACACCTGATCGGGTGTTATTTTCAAGGCGGGTAAGGGCTCAAGCACGATGCGCCCTAGTTCATCGATGCGGGCGTGAGCACTGGCCGCGGCCAGGGCATCCACGACGGCCTGCCACACCGACCCATCCGCCTGATGCGTCGCTGACATAGAGCGATCCAACGCGCCCAGATTGTTAACCACGGTGGCGGTGGACGCGACTAGGTTAGTGACAAACGCGCTAGTGAGTATCGACGTGGTGGCCTTGTATGGGAGTTCGAATGCGCGTTCATCAATCTGGGCGGATACGTCGGCCAACTGAACACGGATCGCGCCCGATGGGTAATCCGTTTCCACCTCAGTGACCTTGAGCGTGGCGAGCGTGTACCAATCCGTGGTGGCGGTACCACCAAACCCCGACAGGCTAGCCGGGGCCACGTTCCCTAACTCAATCTTCGCCCATCCGCCGTATGGGGTGAGGGCGGTGGGTAGGGCCGCCGGTACTACGTTCCCCGTTTGCACGGTCAAATCTGCGGTGATGTTCGGCCACATGGACACGTCATGATTCAAGGTGCCTTGAGTGATTGCGAGGGTTTTAGATGTGGTGCCGTCGGGGTGGTAAAACGTGACCCGTGTTTTGGGTTCGTGTACTAGTCCGTAATTGTTGGTGATGCGCGCATTCACACTGATCACGTGGGAACACCACCGGCCGCGTTCGCGTAACTGGCCCACGTACTAATCACCAGGGCGTAGGTAGCGGATTCAGTGGTCAGCGTCGCATACGTTCGGGGTTCGGCCCACTCCACCCCAATATCCCGGGTCACGGCCTGGTATTCAATTTCGAACGTGGCCGGGCCCGCGTGGTACGTGTCGATTATGGGGGACTCTGTGACCCGTATCGGTAACAGGTAAACGTCGTCGGCGCTCATGTTGTGGCACGGTTGACGCAACAGTAGCGGGCGGCCCGTGGTCAGTAGTGATAGCAGTTCCGCGCGGTCCGATGGTTCCGCAGCTCGTATTTTGATCGTGCCGTTCCGGTACCGCAGGGGCGCTACTACGGGTAAAGGGTCTTCCCGCCCCAGTACGTCAAACCACACGCTACGCGCTTCCCACGTATTGGGTTTTTGACTGATCAAAACTACTTGAGTGTTCAGTGACGGGTAGAGGGCATCGGCGAGGATGGGGTTTTCTTCGTTGATGTAGACGGGTCCGGCGGTGACTTTCGTCGCGGTCGCGTCGGTCACCTCGTAATAGGTCGCTAGGCGCAAGGGGACCGCGTTGTCATATGCGGTTTTGATGGCCCGGTTAGACGTGATGGTCACATCATCAACGAACATTCCATCGGCCACGGTGTTAGGTGACCCGTCGTAAATCTCAAATGAAAAATAGGTGGCACTGGCGGGGGCCGCCACGGAGATACTGAGCAGAGACCAGGCGGCGGAGGTGGCGGTGACGGTCCCGGATGTTTGTGAAATTAGGGTGCCACCGGCCGACCGGTAGGTGATGTATCCGGTGATGGTTTGGGTGGTGGTGATCCCGCGCACGTAGGCGGCCGCGGTCCACGTCTCACCGGTCACTACCCCGGTAACGTTCGTGGTCACTCCACCCCACGAACCGGCCGTGAACGTATTCTTTAACGCGCCCGTGACGGTGCGGCCCACGGTGCTATCCCACGTCGTGGTACCGGGGCCAACGTTTGTCCATCCGGTGATGTTCGCACCGAACGTGTACGTGGTTGTGGGGTACGTGGTGACCTGGGATCCGCGCACTAGCCACCGGTTATTAGACGTATACCCGTAGATGACATATGGGGCGGTGCCCGACGTGCACGCGATAGCGGCCCTAGCGTTGCTAGCGGTTGATGTGGTCACTGTAAGCGGCATCAGGGCGTCCCGGTGATTGATGCAATGAGGTTGAGGCGGCGGTCATCTTCGTAACTGGTGATGATGTCTAGATAAAGTTTTTTGTCTTGCAAGTTTTCCCACCGAGCGATAACAGATACCGCGTTCGCTAGGTTTTCCCCATCAAACGCTTGAATCTTCTTGAACTCGTCCGCGGTGACTTTCCCGTCATTTAGGTAGCGCGCAAACTCTTGCGCCAAGATCCGCTGATCGCGCATAGCCTCACGGTTTGCACGGATCTTTTCCCCTTGACGTGCCGCTGCCACCTCCACTTGAGACATGGGTAGCACGGTGCCACGGGCCGCGGCCGCCATCCGTTCTTTAGCGTCGGCACTACGAACAGTCTCCGCGGCGGTTTTCTGCGCCGTTTCGGATATGCCCCGGTCCACACTGTTTTGGACACGGGCCGCGGCGGTGCCCTTATTGCGCGCTACCACGGAGTCTTCCAAATAGCCCAGTGCCTTAGCACCTACTAGCGACTCTTGCGTTTGACCGGCGCGCCCACCACTACCCCCGGCTTTCGCTTGTGCATCGCGGAGACGTTTGATTACGTCTTCCGCTTTTTTACCGCCTGTCAGGATTGCCGTAGTTAATTCTTCTACAGGGATACCGGCATCGGCGGCCGCCTTACCAATAGCCACGACCGCTTCACCGTAGTTGGCTTTACCGGTGATGGTGACTAGGTAATCCTGGGCCAGGGCCGCTTCCAGCATTCCCGCCGCCTGCGCTTGCACCAGTTTCCGGCCCGCTTCCGTCAGTTCGGCACGCCGCTTTTCTAGTTGTGCTAGGTAGCCGCTGACTAGTTGCGTAGCGATAGCGACACCGAAACCGGCCGCACCGAACGCGGGGAGCGCGGCCCCGAGCGCGGACAAGAATGCTTGCGGCGCGTTACCGCCCGACGTAATCAAGCCTTGCGCGAACGTCTGCGAAAATTGGTTCGCGCCCTGGCGTCCACTCTGCGCCGCGGCCGGACCTACCCCACGGAGTCCGGCGGTGAAACCGGCTAGTCCACGTTGTGGGCCGGTAGTGAGTCCCTGCCCCATTTGTTGCCCGGCGCGTTGCACATCGCGGGCCGCGTTTTGGGTACCGGTGACGGCATCGCGCATCTTTTTCAGATAGTCGCGGATGTCAGCGCCCAGGCTAACGGTGATGGGTCTACCCACGGGTCACCCCTCCATCGCTTTCCTGTAGTCGATCACCAGTGCCCCTAGCCATGCCTCCGTCAGGGTTTTAAACCCCGTTTTCACGGTGGGGAACGTCATGCGGCCTTTCGCATACCGCGGCGGTAGTTGGCGTTGCGTATGCCGCTTATAAGACCCTTTACGGGTGGCCACGGTGGTGACCACCTCCCGGTTACCACCAAACTCCCGTTGTGCCGGAAACGCTTTCCCGTAGTTCGGTGCAGATCGTCCCACTATCAGCGTTATCCCTACCTTGTCCCCGCGGCTAGTGGGTTTAACAATGGTGCCGCGGAGACTGATCGAGTCGGCTTTCGTGCGGGCGCGCTGTTTGATTTCACCGACCAGGGGGCGGGCCGCTTTCTCACCCGCCGCGGTCACCTTCTTCCGGGCGGCTTTCTCTAACCCCTTCACCTGGTCTTTAACACCGATGAGGGGTTTCAGGTCCACCGTGACCGTGGTCACCGGTTTACGGGGTGAGAGTGGTACGGGTCGGGCCGGTGAGTACCGGCAGCGATACCGTGCCCGTTTCGAATGATCCCGGTGTCGCGTCCGCGTTGCCGGGGATGACGCGCACGGTGCCCGCGAACTTGGCCAGTCCGTCGGAGGTTTCATACTCGTAATTGGCACTGGTGCCCGCGTTCGCAAATAGGAACGTGAAAAACGATGACGCACCGTGGTCTACGTTGTAGTCCACATCTAGCGTCCACGTTGTGGGTGCCAGGTCGACCACTCGCGGATCCGATGAACATAGGGTCATCGACTCCACCGCGTTCACTGACGGGGTCAGTTTCACCGCCGTAACGGCGCACTCGTAATAGGTGCTGCCAACCTTCAATTTGAGTGTCTTAACTACGTGACCAATACCGGGCATTATTCGCTCCAATCAACGATGGTTATAAGTTCTGCGGTCAGAATTGGGAGGTCGGTCCACTCATCGCGTGCGATGGTGCCGTGGGTGACGGTGGCAAGCGCTTGGAACGCTGGACCCCATAACCATCCGAGCGCGTCACCGCTACCGGGGCCGGGTGCGATAGCGCGGAGCGTGAGACGTGCCCTACCGGTGCACGCGGTCATTGGTTCCACCGAATCAAGTTCGACCAGTACACACGGGGGGGCCACGTTCCGTGGATCACTGGTGCACCGAACACCGGCGTCTACCAGTTCGGCTACGACATCGTCCACAATCGTCAGTGGCGTACTCATGCAACCACCGGCGGATGCCAACGCCCCAGGCCTAGCAGCTGCTGCACGGTGCCATCTAGGACGGGGCCAGGTCCGGCCCAATCCGCTACGCTGGCGTCCCCTTGCGAACCGCGCCGGTCATACACGGCCGCGGCTAGCATGACTAGCCCGAGTTTCACCTGGTCGCCGACCGGATCGCCGGGGTCTAGGTCCGTGCGGAGTGCGGCCAGATAGTCGATAGCGGCCGCCGTGCACAGGTCTAGGTGGTCGTCGTCGACGGTGTCGAACGTGTTAATGCCTAGGTACGCTTTCACGTCCGATGTCGTGATCCACGGCATGATGACTGACCCCTTCCATGTGTGGGTGTGGACTGACGGGTCCGGCGTGGTAGTCGCCTCGCGAGTGACTCCCCGGGAGTGTGCGGGGGCCGGACCCGTCAGAGTTGCGGGGTTAGTCCACGAAACATTCCGCGATGGCATCGGCACGACTAACGAGTGCCTTGCATCGCGTTTCAGCCAAAATCGTAAAGATATTACTCGTGAAGTTTTCACCGTGTGAATCGGTGATGTACACGGCCACCTGGCCCCGAGTGAGGAGAACCATGGCGTCCGCGAGGTTACCCACATACGCGGTACCGGCGGTGACGGCCGATGAGGCTACCGGGGTGAGTCCCCAGAATTGGCCGTTTACGTTCGGTCCGCCGAGCGTGGACCCCATGACTGCGATGTCCAGGTTGGCCCAGTCGGCGGGGTTCATCACCACGATGTTCGGGGTATACCCGGCGGCCTGCACGGTGCCGACACCGTTACGAATGGCAGCGATGAGGGTAGCGCCGATGGCGTTGGTGTAGGAACCGCCGGTGAGGGCGGCGGCCACCTTAGCTTCCATTCGGCTGATCACGCCGCGACGGAGTGAACCGTCGATGAAACCGGCGGCCGCGGATGAATCCTCCAGGAGTTGGCGGGATGCTTCGGCCCAGTGCGCCACCGTATCCAGTGAACCACTGACCAGTTCAGCGCTGAGGGTCGCTTCCGGCTTGAGGTCGCCCTCTTCGACGTCTTCGGCATCGGAGGGGATGCCGTAGGAAACCCACTCGTACGAGTTGGAAGCAATGGTGATGGGGCTAACCGCATTCAACAGTGGGGTCAGGAACCCGGGTTCGCTGATGCTGATCCGCGAGGGGGCCGCGAATGGCTTAGGTGATCCGGTACCGAAATCTATGAACAGGGGTGCACGCTCAATGAGGGTGTGACGGCCTGACCCTTGATAGGTGTCCATCGTGCCCGCACGGACGACCAGTTCGCCGAGGGTGGCGGTGTCGGGTTCGGTGGGGCGCGGGGCGGCCGGGATGCTCAGGGCCGGGGTAGTGGCGCGTGCGATTAGCGCTTCGTCGATCTCACGCAATTGTGCGGTGAGGGTGTCGGCGTCGGTCTTCAGTGACCGGTACAGGTCCGACTCTGGGTTGAAATCTTCGCGGGCAATGATGGTTTCCGCATCGGCGCGGAGCGTGTCCAGGCGGGCGGCGATGCTGTCGCGCTTGTCTTGCAGTGACATGAGTGTGGCCCCTTTCGTGGGCGTCAACAGGTACAGGTTGATACGCTCACGGAGGGGCCGGGATTAGCCGGGGTGTCCGGTCGTCTACGTCAGACGGTACCACTCCCAGCGCGCCCGTTCACGGATCACCGCGAGCGCGTCCACGTCGGCGTGTCCCTCACGCACCGCGACCACCCCCGCATCCGCATAGGCGGGTTCAGGTACCAGTGACACCTCTAGTAAACGGCTAATGAGGGTCCGCCGGGTCACCTGATACCCGGCCCGGTTCACAATTTCCGACCCCTGCGGGTGCAGCTGCGCGCCGACGGACGCGCCGGTCAGTAGTCCATCGTTGATCATCGCTAGTGCCTGGTCCCCGTTCGGGCCGACGGCACGGAACGTACCCACCAGGGCGGTGGGTGTCTCCACGAGATCGACGGCCCGCCCAAGCAGGTTGGCTACTCCGTCGGCGTGCCGGTACCGGAGTTCCACCCGGTGCGGTGCCTTCACCGCGCGCCGGAATGCACCGGGCGCAAACTCTTCCACATACGGCCCCTGCCCATCATCCACGGTGGTGGGCGTGTCATACGGGACGCATGTGAGGATGATGGTGCGCCCATCCCCACCTACGGTGGCGTCACTGGAGTAGTCGCGGTAAATGGTCATAGCGTCTGATTACTTTCTGTAGTCGCCGGCGTTACCGTCTGTGATGGTTCGGTTAGGTCGTTTACCAGGGGAGCAGCTGCGCCAGGGGATGTGGTGGTCATCACCGGAGTGACCGCCTGGTCTACCGCGACCGGCGTCCGGTAAGCCTTAAAGTCCACAAAGAGGCGGGTGCCGTAGGGCATCACGGCCGACAGTGAATCCTCTAGGCGGGTCGCCCAATCCTGCAGGCACACGTCGATCATTTGTGAGCGGGCGTCACTGATGTTCTGGTACGTGGTGCTATCGGTGGACATGTCTAGTGCCCATGCGGGCATACCGAACGCGTGCGCGATATCCACTAGCGTGAATCTCTTCATATCGATCATTGCGGCATCCACCGGCGAGAATGAGAGCGGCTGAAACTCCGTAGTAGCATTCAAAACGGCAATTGAGCGGGTGGTGCCGTGCGACTCCAACCACTTGGTTTTCAGGGTGTCCGCGGTCGCTTGATCCATGTTCGGCGCGGACACTTTCAAATACCCGTAGGGGACACCGGCGCGGTACACGTTCGCGGCATACTCCCGCACATGCCCCGCTACCCGGAGGTCCAGGCCGTGCGTGCCCATCACACCACCGGGCAGTGGTCCACGTAACCTGATGATCCGCCCCGGTGCGCGGGTGTCTAGCTGCACGTACCCGTCGGCATCGATCGGGATATGTCCCCCGGCGGGGTCCACAATCCGCCACTGGCCCTGGACCTGTTCCACATAATCGGGGTGAATACACCGGAGGGTGCCCACCTTCGGCGCACCGTTAATGTCCTCCAGGTAGTACAGGTACCCGTCACCGTGCCATAGCGCGGACTTGATCCACTCCGCCCAAAACTCCGAGGCGGTCCGACGTTCACCCCACGGAACATGACTAAATGATGCGCCCGGGATACGGCCAGATAGTTGCGGGTCCACTATCCACGTAGGGGTGGCTAGTTCGGCCTGCCGGTTCTCCCAGTCCGCGATCCCGTTCAACGTGTCATACCTGTACACCCGCCACGGTAGGCGACTGATCGGGCCGACAATCTGCGCCGTAGCGTAGGTCACGGATGGCAGGGTGGAGGGTTTATACCCGCCCGAGTTCGGACCTATCGGGTACGTGTGGGTGGAGTCGGATCCGATCCACCACACCGGCGCGGATGACTGGAGTGAGGGCCACCCGTGGAACGGATCACCCACCGGGTTAGATGGGTCGGTGACCCATCCACCGTTCGGGCCGTTAACGGTGAGGTCGAAATTTGTCCGCACGGGTGCACCGCGGCGGAGTCGGTCGCGCAATCCCACAAGGTCACCAAATGGCCGGGGCTACGTCTACCTGACGTTGAACCGCTAGGGCGGCCCATGCCGCACATCGTACTACGTGCGTAGGGTTCCCATCGCGATACGTGATCGCTAACCCACCGGCGTGGTTCGGGCGTACCGCTAGCGTGGCGGCCTGGGCGGATAACTCCGGCCCGTCGTGGGTTAGTTTCCCCTCCGTTAGTAGTTCACGGATACGGGGGAGGGCCGCGCTAGTTTCTCTCTGCCCGTACCCGGTGACCGGGAGCGCTAGACGTTCCACGCCGGGATCGGCTTTCAGTGTTAACCCCACGATCAGGGTTAGGTCCGGGTGCGTCGTTTTCAGGCTATCCACATATGCCCATGCCGCGGTGAGTCGATCGAATGCGCGCCCCTCTATGTGAACGCCGCCCTCGCCGGTGGGCCACGCTAACCCGACCGCCGCACCCCGGCCCACGTTGTCTTCCACGGCCGCGACAACACCCGCGGGCGGTAGGGGCCGAGCGCGTCGGGCGTCTTGCCAGCGTTGCCAGGGCACCCACGCCACGGCCTCATCCGCGTGCGCTTGACACAAATACTCTGACCGAAACTTGTCCACCTCTAGCGTGGCCGCTTCCGTGCGTAGGAACTCCGCCCGTTCACTGGACCAGGCCGGACTAGCCCACCGCCACGTGTCGGGGTCGCGGTGATCAGCCATAGGCGGGGCGGACCATTCCAGTAGTAACACCGCCCCATCCCCGTTAATCGCGGCCTTCCGGTACTGACGTAACACGTCACTCTCGATAACTTCACCCGTGCCCGCTAGTAGCAGCTGTGGTTGATTCACCCCGGGGCCGGACATCGTGGGCACCAGGGCACGGCGTACCACGTCCGGTTTCGCGGCCTGGACTTCATCCACAAACGCGCACGTAACCGACCGGCCCGTGACCGCGGTCTTAGTGTGCGCGGCCGATCGCCAAAACGACCCGTCATCAAACTCCCACGCCGCGATATTGTCCCGCCGGTGCAGTTTCCCCACATCCAGTGACCGCGCAAACGGCACCATCAGGTCTTCCGCTAACTGGTACGCGGTCGCGGCCGTGTTAATCACCGACTGTGGCTGTTCGAACAGTGCCCCCGCATTGATACGCCACCAGAGGAACCGCTGCATCATGTGCGTCTTGCAGATAACTAATCAAATCCACACGAGGAACAAGGCTCTTTGGCAGCCTGCCTTTAAGCCTAAGCTGAAGAACCCCCGAATTTTCCATATCCTCAGAATACATACTGTCAGGATGAACGTGACCATAGGCGCATTTAAGGCCGCCCGGACCTCGATAGAGGCACCTATCGTTATCCCCAACAGAAGGGCGCCCCTGTTTCACAATAGCCTCTACGATGTAATCATAGAGTTCCTGTGCTTCGACGGGTTGGTTCTGTTCGATGCGGGTTAGAAGGTCAGTCATTGGTTTGCTCCTCTTCTCCTAATGCGGCATAGGCAGCGGCTACGGTTTCTTCTTCATAGGCTCGCTCTGAAACGATTTGAGTATCGCCCGCTATTGGTCCTGCCCATTCCAAAAGGCCGCGCAATGCCGCCCTAAGTTTCTCTATTTCTTTAGCGGCATCTCTGTAGAGTTTAGCTGCAACAACACAATCATCAGGACTCCCCATTCGCAGCCGTGCGATAATGTCAGTCATTGGTTGCCTCCTTTCGTGTTGCGGCTTCAATCTTTGCTTGCTTCTAAAACCCTGCACTTTGTTTTCACAACCTTTCTATATGGTTGGTTGTCCAAAGCAAGCCAAGCCTCATGCTCAGAATTGAATGGCCCATCAACTGCATCAGAACGGCCATCTTCTGCGACAATCCAATACTGATAGATATATTGGGGTTTGAAGAAAAACTCCTCCGCTTCTTTTTCAAGCCAGTTTTTATAGGCTTGGTCTTTAGGCTCGCTCATTCCTTCTCTCCTTGCAGCGTGTAAATTGTGAATGAACCCCTAGCCCCAATCACGCCCGGCCCCACGCACCTGTGCCGGAAAACATCAAGCCTATGGCTGCGCCTGATCATTGAAAGCCAGTTGTTAGCCGTGCCTTTAGTCCAGCCTGTGCCTTCAATAATGGTTTGTAGGGTTGCGCCATCTCGCAACAGTGCGAAGGCAGTTTCTCGTTTGGTCATGGATCAATCCTTCAAAAGCATGGGTGTGAAGGCTGTAATAAGGTCTTCTCAAAGACATACACAAGCCCTAGTATGCACAAGCACCGAGCCCCTAGAACTTGCTCAAAGGTTTGTGCTTCAGTTTTAGCTGCGAGGACTTATCTCAATCGCTGCGAGACAAATCTATAAGCCATAAAAAGGTTCAGGCCTGTGGGCTAACACAGACCTGTAGACAAAGAGGGCATTAAGTATAAAGCACCCAATAGATTGGGTACCCAACCAGGAGCTATTAAGGTTGTATCTCTAGTATATCACAGCTTCAGACTCGTCAAAGCTTTTATTAGTATACACCCCCAACAACTCCAATAAATCGACGTTAACATTGCTGCCTAGCAGCTAG